GTGATTGTGGAAGGAATGTATAAAGGAAAGAGTTTAACCGTTAAGCTTAACTAAGTCTGATGAATGAACGAGCTCAAACTTACAATGGCTTAAGAATCGTTGCTTGTTCATCATTATAAACTTAGCTCTTTCGTAGTTATCATAACAACCAAGATGAGTGTAATCAGTTGGGTTATGTTGAACTAGATGCCACATAGTTTACGTCCTTTATGTAATTGAAAGCCCATTGATTAGGGCTAGAGATAGGATAGGAATTGAACCTATTTAACAGCCTTACTGTCTATCAAAGAAGCGATTGTATACTTCTTGTGTTAACTCAGCTTCTGAATACATGGATAATGTATTAGTTTGAGTCAGTTCATCTAAGAGTTCTTCGTAGATGTTTTCGAGAATTAGTTCATTCATAATAGTTTAGTTTAAAGAACATTTAACCCGAAGGTTAATAGTTAGGAGAGGACTTGAACCTCAATGTAAGCCTTAACTTACTAACTGATTACATCGCTTCGATGCAATTAACTTGATCATAATCAAGCTCGTAATATTCAACTAGTAACACATCTGGATCATCAGTTAATGTTAATTGGGAATCGGGTAAATACTTAACAAATACATCGATTTCTTCTAAACCATGTTGTCTAGAATAATCCCATTTTAAACCTAGATTCTTTACACTTTGTAGTGCAGATGGTTTCATGTGAATAACAGTATCAAACATAATGAAATTAAATAAAGAATGAATTGGTGGGCTTTCCTCCACTCTTATAATATAGCAGAGTTTGAGGTGTTTGGCAAGCCTTTGTTACAAACTGAAATGTTTCAATGTGTGAAGCGTTCAGATTGAATGGCTTGCCTCTCCCACTCTTATAATATAGCACAGCCTAGCATTGAAGGCAAGCTTTCGTAACACTCTGTAATAATGATACTTAGTATGATATGTGTGCTGCTAAATGTTATGATGGTGGATTACTCTGGATAGATATATATTAACCAGTATATTACCAGGCTAAGTAATAGTATCGTTGGTAGTAACCAGTTCATTCTTATTATCATTCATAAGTAATAAGTATTAGATAGTTATTGATTGATTAATTATAATTAACTTAAGCTTACAGATAACGAGACATTAATATTAATTTAACTAATATCTGTTTCCGCTCGCTTCGCTCGCTCGCCGAACACACAGTATGCACAGTGCCTGCGCGAGCTGCGAAGCAGCGAGCATTTAATTATATATAGGGGGATGATAGCGGAGCCAAAATATAAAAAAAGCTGCGGGGCCACGGGGGTAAATCAAACGCTCAGCGTTATAGATTCCACTTCAGACTTTTTTGTTAAAATTTTAGACTCCTTTCTCAGTATCTTCAAGGCTTTTTCGTGTGTCAAGCACTTTTGAGCCTTTACTTGTAGCTTCAGCAGTTTTTTGTCTGCTTTGTTCAATATTTAAGTAGTCCTAGTGCTTTAAATGAGCTTTGTCCTAGTGCATTTAACATATTATAAGCTTCTTCACGCTTCTCTTCATCTGTTACAATACCATGTACACCTCTAGTAGCATCAATAGCCAGATTACCTACACCTAATGCAAAGTTAGTAGGTTCATTCCAGAAAGAAGTACCGACTGTACCTACAGCCATACCAGCTTGAAGGTTATTCCAGAAATTAGGATCTTGTCTAGCTCTACGAATCTTATCAGCAGCGTCTATAGTGTCGAAGGCGGCCCCTGCAAACGGTATTAGGGTACCTGCCTTACGAGCGAGCTTTCCAGCCACTGTAGCGCCTTCTGAGAGGGCCATAGGAGCCTTTAAATTATCAATAGCTTTTAGATTAAGTCTTCTACCTTCCTCTCCCATATCCCATGCAGCTCTAGTGAGAGCATCTACCTCTTCAAAACCAAGACCTGAATATAAAAGAGTGCTATTAGGAATAGCAGCTGCATTAGCAGCGCCTACTGATCGAGCAGTACCAGAAACCTGATCATAAAGATCTCTTGCGTATTTCGTAGCATCTTCTGGCGCATCACCTAGTTTAACACGTTCTTCTGCTACTCTCTTTCTCCAGTTCTGTCCTTTCTCTTTACCAGGCCAATGACCAGCTTCTTTAGGTTTACGTTTATCTACTAAAGTAGGATCAGCTCTTACCTGCTCTAATATTTCATATTTAGGTTCTTGAACAAGATTATAGAAATCTCGCATTGGACCACTGAATATATCTCTCTTACCTTCAGTGAATACTCTTGGATATTCATCTAATTTTTTAATATCAAATCTAGGTATCTCTGGTTGTCCAGGTGCTAAGTTAGCAGTATTATGATCCAGACCTATAGCAGCGTCACCGCCAGCTGTATTCATATAGTGGGATCCAAGCTGACTAGATTCTACATGGAAGGTGCCAGGATCATTAATATGCCTATGCCTACCTAGAGCAGCAGATTTCTCTGCTTTACTACCTAGCATCATATTATTATCATGAGCTACTTCAGACATACGAGCATATTCTAACTGACCTTGTGGATCACCAGTTATTATTTTATTAATAGTCTTATCAATAAAAGGCTCACCATATTCAGCTATACCATCCATATGATGTAGCTGTTCACCTAAGTTAGTACCTTCATCAAAGAACTGATCTCTAGCCCATTCAAGAGCAGCTGGAGTACCTGGGGTTCCTTCTGTAAGAAGTTTATCTCTCCAGAATCTAATCATTTTACCGACAGAACCAGAAGTAGTGATTTTATTTCTAGCAGTAAACCTAGCTTTAAACATAGGTTTACCATCTCCCCATTCTCCTAGTTTATCAGGAACAAATAAAGACCCTTCAAATTCTTGGAAAGATCTCCACGCTTGTTCTTTAAAATCTGAGGACCATTTACCAAAGTCACCTATCTTTAAGTTCTTATCTTTAGCAAACTTCTTCTTCCATTCAATCCATCTTTTAGTATATCTTTGTTCTAATGCTTCTTGAGTACCACCTTTCCATTTATTCGGAAATAACTTGTACTTGGTCTCCTCTAGAGGAAGATCTATTGAGGTTTGTTTTGCCATTGTAGTATATGTATATACCGAATATTACTGGTCCTACTATCCTTAGTAGTAGAGTAATAATGAGTAGTCTTTTAATGATCATGGTTCACTGCGTTCACAAACATGATGTAAAGAGGGAGAGAGTTTTATGTCTCTCCCCTTTTTTG